GTCGGTATTCCGCTGAGCCCCGCTATTCCATAGCCCAATAGCTGCCCCACCAAGAAGGACAACGAGAGAACAAGCCCCCAGGAATAGAGTCTTGTAATCAACCCCGCCTCCCACAGCAGCGCCTTGATCGCGTCCGTCATCTGACATTGCATAATGCCCTACCTTTTTGGCTTCTTCGGACAGGTGTGTTGCACATGCCTGTGCACCTCATCATGTTTCAGCGCCGCTCCACAGTACGGGCACTGATAGGTTTTCTTGCTCATATCTTGACCGTCCCTGGCCGAGGCTTCGGCACAAAGAAATGGTGCTGTCCAACAATCGCCACTTCGTCCGCACTGCCCGGCAAGGCCCACTCAGGGATCGAATCCACTGCCGCTGGATTCAGGTACAGCACCGCCCCATGCACCGTATTGGAGCCCGCCCGCGCTTCATTCCACGCCCTGATACAGTCCCGCACGATGGCCCCGTCATTGTCCGCCCGGACACTGCGGATACGGAAATGGTTGATTGGGTCGCTCTTGGTTCCAGCCGCGTTCCACCCGCTAAATTGCTTGGAGCGGAGCACGGTTCCCGAGACGGTCCCATCACTCGCATAGAGTTTGTTCATCCGGTTGCGGATCACTTCGGCTACCGCGAGTTTCCCAAGGTAGGGCTCGCCTTCGGCTTCCTGCATGATCGTCACGATAGCTAAGGCTTCTTCGGTAATGAGGCGCATGTAAATGTCTCCTGGCCCATGCGCGGTTCCCCCCCGCGCCATCCACAAGCACAGACCCATTGCTCCAAGCAGTACTGCTTTTGTAACTGCCGCTTGCATGCAGGGCACTCAAACGTCCATGGCACTAGAACACCCCGCTAGATCGTGGGGGAACAATCTTCACGAGTACCCCGGTTGAGGGGGTATAGCCTCCCGCTAAGGGGAGCCCGTTCCCCTGAAAGAGTTTGATCCAAAAGGATTTACCTATTTGCCCTGCTGAAAATTTCACGATCATCCCCACGGTATAGGAATGATCCTGTGAGAGGGTAATGGCCTGCCCGCCGAGATCCGTGAGGATCGTCACCCCGTTATTGGCGGTCAGCGCCCCACTGATGCAGCAAGTGGCCGTGAAGCGATTCAGGAAGTTATCAAGACTATTCCCCCACATCGCGACACCCCCGGCCCCCAAGGTGAGAGGGATTTTCGCGCTGAAGGTCGTCCCGTCAAGCGAGTAGTACGGCGTCGGTACAATGGTGGTGCCGTTTGAGCCGGTGCAATTAATTTGGATCTTGAGATAGACCGCGCCCCCATCGATCACCTCGACCGTGCTCATATTCGCAGGCCCATAGTTGATCTGCGAGCCAGCCGGATCGAGGTAGACGAGTTGCGCTTGATGGGCCACTTGTGCATAGCAGGCAGAGGCGTCACTCACAGAAGTCAGTTCACCAAATAGGGTGATGAGGTCCGCATCGCTCGGCTTGCTGTCCCAGGTGTAATCTTCATAGACCGTGAACCCGCCGTTATTCACCGTATTCGTGCCGTCGTTCCCGGTGATCAGATTTCCGACGAGGGTATAGCTGGTATAGGTCTTCACGGACGAGCCCGCTTGCGCCCCCTTGACGCCATCCACCCAGAGGTAGGCGGTATCCGTGGCGCTATCGCTCACGAGACACACGACGGTTTTCTTCGCCGTGACAGGGAACTCGCTGCCTGTGGTGAATCCGCTCCCCTGGATGCCGATGCCCCACTGCAACTGCCCATTGACCAGCACGGTCCCCGCGTACCATCGCTGCCCGGCTCCATTCGCGCCTGAGGAGAAGAGCACCTTGTTCGTATTCATCACGTCAGGATACGCATGGACGCATTTCGCGAAACTCTGCGTGGTCGGATTCACGCCACTGCCAAACGTCGAGGCAATCTGCCGGTAGGTGGCATCCGTCGGGATCTGCACCCCTGTTCCACTGAGATCGTTGACCCAGGTCACGCCAGAGCTGACGGTCCCATGATGCCCGTTTCCGCTCGAATCATTCGCAGTCGTCCCGGTGCCGTCATCGAGGGCAAAGATCGACCAGAGAGAGGTAATTGAGGAGGCGGACGACGAATTCTTACAGGTGCCATTCACCGGGAAGCTGAACGTCTGATTGACCGGCTGATAGTAGGGTGGGTTGATGCCAATTCTCCCACCGTCAGTAATGGTGGTCGTTATGGACAGCGAGAGGGTGCAGCCCCCGTTTGACGTGATCCCGGTAATGGTGAGGGCGAGCGTGTTGTTTGAGCCCGCCTTCACATTGGCGGCAGTTACCAGCGGAGACCCCACACAGCCCGCGCAGGCAACCGAGGCTCCCGTTGGACCGCTTGGCGGACGAACCCCTTGCGTATTCAGGAGAAATTCTACTTCGATCCCCCCGCCCGTCAACGCAGTCGCGCCGGCGACCTCCCCGCGCTCAAACGCACCAATATCCGTCACCCCCACAGGAGAAGGACGTGAGGCTACCGTCGTCCCCACATTCACGCACTGGTTGGCCCCACTCACGAGCCGGAAATCGGTGGTCGAGACCAAGCAGGACGCTGCGGAGGTGAGCGCAACTTTCCCGGTCGTGCCGCATGTCTCACTCGTGAGACAGGCGTTGTATTGGACGATCATGTTCCCGGTCCCTAGGAACATCGCGCCCTGCTCGTTCCCGGCCAGGATGTTATTCTTCACCACTGCGGCCCCGTTGTTGTTATCCCCAAAATAGATGCCGTATCCCGTACATCCCCCTTCCCGACACGTCGGGAGGTATTCGTTATAGGCAATCGTATTCCCTTCAATCCGTAGCCTTGTCGTGTAGATAGCGGAGGTATAGGCGAGCACGCGAATGCCGCCGCCCGCGCCGCCGAGATATTGCCCACCCGCCGTGAGGCCGTTGTGGTGGATGAGATTATTGGAGACCACCACGTTATCAATCGGCCCGCCCCCCGCCGTCGTGCTCGTCGGAAAGACGGAAATGGTTCCATTGTTGTCATAGTCGCATTTCGTGTTGTGGTGCATGTCATTGGAATCGACTACGATATTGCTGAGCGGACCGGGGAATATTTGCGTTGCCTCGCCGGGCATATCCGCAATCGTGTTGCGCCGGATCGTAATGTTTGAGCCGTCGTGTACGTAAAATCCATGATACCGCGTTCCTACTAAACACGTCGGGCTATACGCGCTGTGGATATAGGAATCCTCTACCAGCACGTTCGTGGAGGCCGTGATATAGAACCCGTTTCCGGTCTGATTACGCACCTCCACGCGCCGAATAATCACGTCATGGTTATTGTTCCCGATCCACCAAAACGTCCGCTCGGCCATGCCGGTGCCATCCACGATCAGATCTTGGATGATGAACCAGCCGAGGTTCCCCCGGTGTTTCACACACCCGTATCCGTTGAGCGTTTGGTCCGCGCACTGAATGATGACTTGCTCACCAGGGTAGCCACTGACGGTGATATAGTTCCCTGCCGTCCCTTGTTTTTGAGGGCCTTGTAGATCGATACGTTCTGTATACGTCCCACCACGTAAGTACAGTGTGGACCCAGGCTGGAGCTGGCCGACCCCTTCCGCAATTGTGTTATAGGCGTTCCCGTCTGACCCGGTGCAGGTTCGCGCGGACGCGCTGTAGTTCCCGGTCGTACAATCAGCCGATAAGGTCTGATCGGTGTAGATGGTGGCGGCTTCACTCATCCCATATGCCCCAACTAGGAGGCCAGCGCACAGTACGGCAATACGGCTAGTCATGGTAGTAGGACAACTCCTCTCCTGTGGCTCGTGGCGGCAGACACGTGCCCCACAAAGAGGCCGATCCATTTCCTGGTCGTCCCGTTCGCGGTGCCATAGTTAAACGTCGCGGTGCTGTCTGAAAACGAGGTGAAGGACGCGTTGTAAAAGGCGGCATCGTCCTTGATGAGGCAGATCGGCTTAGTATCCGTGAGGGTATCGACGTTGCTGGTCGTTACGGCATCATCGGAGCTGATCGCGAAGCAGCGTTGCGCCGTGCTGGTAAAGGTGCTCACTCCAAATGCCTCAGAGTCGGTATTCGTCACATTTACATCCAGACTTTGCGCGGACCCCGCTATCAGCAGGCCCCATTGTGGGGTTCCGGTAATGCCCGTAATCGACTGGCTGCCTGTGGCCGTGGGCGAGTCAATGGCAAGCCCAGTCGCGGCAATTCCATTGAACTTAAGGGCGAGATAGCCCATCGTCGCGGCGGTGCTGGTGTTGCGCGTCGTGGCGTCAAACCCTAAGCTGGTAAAGTTCTGAATTTCGATCTGCTGGGAGTTCGTCCCAGACCGCCCAATCCGGCTGGAGAAATTCCGCTGGTTGAGCGAGGTCGTCGTGACCGCCGTCACATCGAGGATTCCGAGCGCCTTTTGCGTGCTCCCCCTCACGGCAAATCCTATGGAGAGATCCCCCTGCGCTTGGTTCGTGTCGTTGTAGACCCCATCCCCGTTCACGACGCCGATGAGCACGTCAGCCTGAAAGCCGACCGTTGAAACCGTCGTACTGGTGTCCACCGTGGCGGGCGTCGATACGATGTTCGTGTAGGCGTTGGAGATCCCGACCCCACCAATCAGCGTACAGGTCACTTTGTAGGCCGTCGCAGGAGCGACGCTGTAGTTGAGGACCATGCCGTCTGTCGTCCATGAGGAGAACTGCGCCCGGAGAATGGTCGCGCCGTTCTGATCGGCCAGGTAGAGCACATCGGACGTATCCGCCCGCTTTCCGGTCAACGTGGTCGTGACGCCATTTTTCGACCGCATAAACGCCGTATTCTGCCGCGTGCCGTCCGTAAACCCGATGGTGAACCCGGCATGGGCGGTGCTGGTGCCGTTCGTCGCGCCATAACTCGCCATACACATTGCGGCAACCGGCGTCCCAAATCCTGACGAGGTGAAGCTTTGCGTGCCGGGCGTCGTGCGGGCGTCGTTGTGCACAACAGCGAACTCCTCCGCGTTCCCCGTGGAACACAGAAGTGCGAGAATCACCAATAGAAGTATTAATCGCTCCATGAATTCACCAGCACTTGCACGATGACATCCCCGCTTAAAAACCAGTTCGTCATTTGCGTTGAAGTCGTCCCTGACGAGTTCGCCTCGCAGGAGCCGATGAGTTCCGCCCCGGCGGCCACGGTCCCGTTGATCGTGATAGCGGATGAGGTCACGCTGACCGGGCGATACTGCGTCGCGGGCGTGAGCGTGACAGTCACTTCCCCCGTAGTATCGTGGGCGGCGTAGGTATCGGTAGACGGGCGGACGCTCTTCACCGCACAGGTGTAGGCGATGTTCCCCGATGGGGTGGCGTGGGTACTGGCCCCGGTGAGCGTCAGCGTCAGCGTCGTGATCCCCACCATTTTTGCCGTGACGGGGATATGGAAATCGAAGGCATCGGTATCGTTATCAGCGTTCTGCCCCCAGAAGCGTTTCGGCTGATTCGCCAGCAGGCTCGTTTCTGTCATCGTGGAGGCCCCACGAGGGGACAGCGGAGCATAGATCGAGGAGACTGGCTTATAGTTCACCCCAAACTGGTACATGGCGTTCTTGGAGCCTCCGCCAGGATTAACCTCCAGCATTGTAGAGGCGTTTTGGTCATCGCGAATGCTACAGGTAAACCCTGCCCGGCAGGTCCAGATCGTATCGGTCGGGGTTGCGGAGCGAATGACGGCCCCTAGCGTGGGATCGCCAAAGATTTCAATCTTGCGCGTGCCGTCCCCCGCAATGAATGGCTTGGAGATGATGGCCCCGGAAATCTCATTTACGAGGGCATGGTTCGCTTCGAGTCCTTGCGCGGCACTTCCCCCGCCGCCTCCCCCAGCCCCAAGATCGCTTCCATCTACGACTGAGAGCCGCTGCGTATGCGTATTGTCGAAGGCCACGCCAGGGGAGACATAGACGATGTCATAGACGCCGTTATCCGCGTAGAAGTTGAATCGTCCGTCGAGCGCATCTGTGAGGAACGGGTTGGCTTTCAGCGTGACGCCGTTATCCGTGTAGATCGTGGCGAGCGTGCCGGTGCCGCTGTTGTAGACGCTGACCGTTGCCCCTCCGATGGCCCGCCCATACTGATCGCGGAGAACTTCGGAGTAGTTCCCCATCGCCCATGCTTGGAGTCCGGTGGAGGCCACCAGGAGAAGTGCCAGCCATACTGCTATCATGTGGGTCTCCTTCTATGGACAAAAAGTGGTTGCCAGAGACTGCCCCAGCCGCATTATAGAGCGTGGCTTTTGTGCTGGTTCCTGCTTCATAAACAGTTACGGTTGCCCCCGACACAATGGCCCCGCTCGCGTCTTCTGCTTTCCCAGCATAGTGAGGTCTTGCTTGAGAAAGTTCGGGCGTCACGATTGCAGTCGTTAGGCATATAGCCGCCAGTACCAGCTTCACGAACGTGTTCCGTGCGCATCTCATATTGATGCCCTCCCGCGTGGACGACGACAGTAGAGCTTCGCCACTAATGCCGTGGTGCCATCTCCGGCTGTGACGCGCGGGCGCACCCAGACACTCGGCTCTTCCACCCCCTCAAATGCAGCGGCGGTCTTCACGATGTTATTGCCCTGGTAATCCGTCAGGACGAACCAGTTGGTCGGAGAGGTCAGATCGTTGCTCCCTTCAAGTTGGATCGATCCTCCCGCCCCGAAGGTCCCTGTAAATTGGATACTCCGGTCGGAGAACTCCGCGAAGGAGACTGGCGTCCCGTCATCTCCGTTAGCCAAGGTCCATTGCACATGGGACATTTCTCCGAACCAGTTGGACTGGCCGACCTGTTCAGGAGACACCCCGCTCTTTGTGGCTGCTACGGTTGCCATATGTTACCCCTTCTTTTTCTTACTGACGGGCTCTTCTTTCTCGTCCGCCGATCCAAGATCAGGCTCCGGGATCACGGCGACTTTCTCCATCCATCGCTCACTGAAATGCTTCGGATCGGAGAGCTCGAACTCTTCCCCGCCTTTGAAGAAGCGGAGATCGTAATAGCCCACTCCATGCAGATCGGCTCCATTCGCTGGCACCTTGGCCCGTACTCTCATAGCCACTCCTTCGTTGAGGAAGAACCGCCGGGGCTCTTTCAGCCCCGGCGTATCCCGTTAGCGTTAGCTAATGGTGTAGTTCTTCGGGTAGTACACTTCGGCGTTCTGGACCCTGTTCGCCGGGACAATCGACGCCGTCACCGTTGAGGTGGGCGACGTGCCCCCCATCGTGTAGGACAGCCGAAAATACTGGAGTTGTTCATCAATGGCCGGAAGCAGATAGGCCAACTTCTTCCCGGCTGGAAGATTGGCCGCGCCAGAGAAGGTCTGGCTGGTGAGCACCGTCACGGGTGAGGTAAACGCCGCATCAGTCGCCGTCTGCAAGGCCACCAACCACGTGGGGGAGGTGCCTGCGAGTGCCACATCAAAGGTGATTACCACGGCCATCGGGTTCCCCGTGCCGAGGTTTCTGTCAGAACTGCCATCGTACACATTTGTACTGATCACCGCCGATGTCCCCGTGAGGGCTTGGGCATCAGACAGGGTGGTTTGCGCATCAACAATCATGATCGACTCCTTTACGTAAGTGTGGTTAATGGACTCCGCTGGACTCCACTACGACACAACAGATTCAGATTCCAGTAACGCATCCGTCCGATGGACCGGAATCCCTCGGAAGGCCATGTTCGGTTGCCCATCGACGTTGCTGTAGCCCAACTGTCCGCCGGTCTGGACATCGTCCCGGCGTTGAATGTCGAGCATCTGGTAGCAGCTCCGGTTCATGTAGAACACGGGCTTGACGCCGGAAATGGTCGGAATGCGATGAATGGCTTTAATCATCAACTCAATCAGGTCCGCCGCTGAGGACTTCCCGACTAAGTTGGAAATGTCGATGTTGGCGATACGAACGGCATAGCGCCAATCACGGAGCGCAATCCCGTGTTTCCACTGGAAGCGCGATTGGTAGGCCCGCATCCGTCCCGTGCCTGGTCCGGTTGCGGTCTGCACCGTCACGAGGCCCAAGTCCTCATGTTGCAATCCGGCCACTGATCCCCGTGGATAGATCCCATGGACGGACTGCTCACCCCATCCCACCAACCAGATCGAGGAATTGTCAGAACCCGCCCCACCGCCCAACAGAATGTTGGACCCGTTTCCGGCAGAGGTGGAGCTATACCGAGGAGACAGCCCGGTGAATTCCTCTTGATTGAGGCCGGTGTTGCCATAGAACAGGGTCGTGCAGAACTTGTTGCCCATCGCCTCAATGAACGCCTTGTCTTCCGACAAGCGGAAGGCGCTCACATCGCCGTTGAGTTCAGCCAAGTCCTTATCGACTTCGTTCCACCCTTCCAGCATGCCG